TTTTAGTATCTCGTGACTGTAATATATTGCACTAGGCATATACGTAGGGGTTTCATTGCATGCATATCCAAACATAATGCCCTGATCGCCTGCTCCGAAGTCATCTGTGCCTAGAGCTATATCAGGAGATTGTCCGTGTAACTCATTGTATACTTTTAGTGTCGCCCAGTGGAACCCGTCTTGTTCGTATCCAATCTCTTTCACTGTATCACGCACAATACGTTCAATCGCCATCTTATTGAACTTATCGCTTTTGTATTCGCCGGCTATTGTTACCATGTTAGTTGTGACCAGAGTCTCAATTGCTGCTCTGTGAGATAAGTTGCCATCTAGCAGATATGTAGCGACTCTGTCTGATATTAAATCTGCTATTTTATCTGGATGGCCTTCACTTACACTTTCACTAGTGAATTCATATATCATATTTTTTCCTGTGTTTGTTGTCTAAGATCTGTTTATTTTACAAAGAGTCCTTTGATTTCTCTGCCCTTTTTTAAATCACCATTGATTGTCATCTTTCCACCCATAACTAATCCCATAGGGTTTACACCTTGCGTGAACATTTCAAGCATAGTTTCATTGTCTGTAAAACCAACTATGATGTCAGATTTTTCCAAGTGACCTTGTTTTATTTCGCATGCACCCGTGTGCACACTAACAGAAAATTTTCCATCTGATGCGCCTAGTACAGTAACATTGATATCAATGTTTATGTCGGCTGCTATCTCAGGATTAAAATTTTCTTGCAGTGTTGTTGCTACGTTTTCAAAATTCATTTAAACCTCTTCTGGGTAACCTTCGTACCACTTCTCTACTGTGTTTACACGGAAACTTCTCCATGCCTTTTTATCCAAGCACCACACCGCAAAATGGTCTGAGCCTGAGTCGAACTTGCTTATTTTCGCATTGCCATCACTTACTTCTTCATTAAGTGTGCATGGCATCACACGTAATTCATTTGTGCCTAGTTTTCTAAACTCTACTGTTACTACACCTGCTAATATTGCTGATGAGAATTTTTCTCTATCTTTCATTGTAATGCATCCGCCTCCTCGCATAAAAACCAAAAATCTGCCATTTCAGGAAATGTACCTAAAAAGTTTGTGTCTCGTCGTATATCGTGTTCTGTGAAAAATTTATAAAAATCTGTACGGTTACGCTGTAGATTATCTATAGAAATGTCCTGCTTCATTAATTCTAAATTACGTTTTGCTTTTGCTATCTCAAAATCCTTGAAACCTTTATAGTCAACATATTCTTCGTTTGCTCGATTTGCTTCCATAAACTCGATTGCGTCTGTCATGTATTCTTGATAAGTTCCTGGCAATACTTGTATATTTTGCCAAGCTGGATTTCTCAGTACAGGTATATCAAACCATATACGTTGTTCTGGGACTTCCCATCCCATTGCATATTGATTCTCCTTACTCCATTTTTCCCTAAGCTCTAATATTCCTTGCAGAAAATCTTTAAATGTAGTTACACTCAAACAGTTAAATGTGTTAATAAAATTTATACTAGTGAATCTAGTTTCGTCTAGGAATCTATGGCAGTTATTCCACAACTGCTCAAAATCCATACCACTACGCATATATTCTGCCTGTTCTCCCCAACCGTCTAGACTTACAAACACACTGAAATTATGGTATGCTTTATCTCTATATTCATATAGATATGTAAAGCTATTGTTGTCGTGCTCTTCGCATTGACCTATTTCTAAAAATGTTTGAGGTATGTCATGTCGTTCTATAACTGGCAACTCACTGTCGTGATAGCGTTTTGCATCTTCCCCTATTATATAATGTTGCCATGTTTGCCAGTCAGTGCCGTCGAGTGGATCTTTAACATATACTTCTGCACCATGCGGTACATCATCTAATTTTTTTACACTTGTTAAAAATTTTACAAACAATGCATCGTTGACAGGGCACATGTTAGATGTTATGCTTAACTCTAGATCTTTATTAGGATTCTCGTGCACGTAGTCTAGCACCTGGAATGTATTTTTATCCATCAGCGGCTCACCGCCTGTCATTCTAAATACTCTTAAAGTTTTATACATTTCAGGCCACCATTTCCAAAATGCTGTAACATATGGATTATCTTCTTGGCTGACTTTTAAGGGCATTAGTCCTTTATTACGTAAACTATCTATATTGTTGTGCGGTGATGTTGTCGGATACTCACCGAACTCTTCAATCTCTTCTTGCCATGCTGTGCTTAGATGCGGTGAGCAATAACTGCATTTAAAATTGCATGCCTGGTTAAAATTTACTTCTACATATCGTGGATTGATGTTGCCACTTGCGCCGGCGTCCATGATATCTTCTTTACTTTCTTGTGCCCAATACTCGCCGCTACGATACACTCGATCACTTCTAGCACCTGTATCCTCAATGCTCCAACAATAACTGCAGCCTTCAGGCCGCTCGCCTTTTAACATTTGCCTACGCTGTTCTTTCTTTTCTTCTGTGTTATGTAGTGCTGTTATGTTGTTATCTAACTCTTTTAATGGAATTTTGTGTGTAGGTGGATGATAACAACTATGCGTTGTACCATTTGTTAGGTGCATAGATACTTGGCTCCACTTTGCATAACACATTGATGGGCTGATTGTATCTAGCTGTTTTTTAGCCTTATCGGCGGCTTGGTCGTATATGCTCACTACTGTATGAGGCCTTTCTCAAGTAAGTCCTGTATTTGTTTTTCACGAATCATTACACCCCATCGTCTTGGATTAACATATGTTTGTTTGAAGAACTTGCACATTTCCGGTGCTGGATCAAACAGCATCATCTCATTAATATCTGTGTTTAACTTTCTTCCCAAACTACAAATTTCTTTTTGCAGCATATTACTGTCCCATTCCAATTTGGTATATCGGCATTGCTGATCGTTCATGCCGGAGAAGTTTGGTGCTACTTGGCTATTGAAAAATTCTTTGAACCATTCGTAATCCGAAATTAAGTTAGTGTCCCAATCAGTAAGCACAGTCATTTCGCAGCCTAACCGGGCGCCGTAGATAGCCCATAATCCATTCTCTACATCACTGCCTATGTTACACCATGTTTGAAGTCGATTATAATTTTGCCACCAAACTTTTTCTACAAACTCATCTGGGGAAATTCTTGCACCCTGGTCCAAACTCATTTTAACACCTTCTCTAAACCCTGCTCTAAAGGCTTGGAAAGGACTTGCTGTTTGGTGCACTTCACTGAACGTATCGTTGAGTTGTATATAGTTTAACTTCCAGCAAAACTCCATGCCCTCGCCGTCTGTTGCGGCTTCATGTGTGTTAATGCTTTTAGTATATTCGGTAGGCCAACACTTTAGTCCACCATTGCCGTACACTAACCCGTTTAGAATGTTCTTTGCATTCCAACTAAAAATACTTTCGGATATGTTGTTACCGTCATGATCCTGATCAGGAACATCTAATACTTGCTCAAAGAAATCTGGCATAACAATATTATCGCCATCAACAGTGATAAACCTGTCTGTTTCGCTTTGATTAGCGCATGCTTTGTGCGCTGCATCGAACCCTTTTACTCCATGTACACGTTTAGCCCACGGAACTTTATTTAATAAGTCTGACCAATGTTCTTCGCAGTTAGGTTCGTCATAGGAGATATAGAATATATCGAGTTCAGTTACATCGATTCTAGCCATGTGTTTGTCCTGTGTTTAGTGTATAGTGTTAGTATTTATCTTCCACAGAAAACAACTGTTTTATTTTCTAGCGTATGTGATGCTATCAGACTTATGTGTGTATATACTAAAGGCTTCCTCGTCACTACTAAGTTTCCTAGCAGTAGTAACTTGGCCGTCAACAGCATCCGCTATATTAAACATAACTCTTTCTAGTAACATATGCGGGTCCTTGTGTGGTGTTACATACACCACTAGATTTTGCTTAGACTTTGTGCCCTCTGTAATAGTTAGGTACCAGTTTTTGTCAGTGTAGGATATTAAATAATCTGCATCTTCTCCGGTTTCAATCTCTTGTAGGAAATCTCTGTCACTTTTAATTTTTGATGTTTCTGTTGTCCGCAGTTTAATGTGACACACATCGTGCTCGTCTTCTTCTATATAGAACTGCGCTACACTTTTTCCGTTCTCGTCGATAATTTTTGTATCAGGCGTATTGAATTTATAGCACTTACAAGCGTCAAAATCGCTCATGTCCGGCTGTTCGATACTTTTATACAGTATAGTACCACCAGTATCATAGACCATATACGTATAAGCCTGTGATTCTTTTAGAGCATTTTTCAACCCGCCGTGCTTATCCTTGAGTAGAGCTAATCGTTCACCTGCTGTTAATTCTGTCATACTGTTGTCCTTTTTCCAAAATAATTTACTTCTAGTTGTTGTATTTTATCTCTAGTCATCCAATCCTTGTCAACATAATGGAAAGGAAAGTTTATCTTAAAGTTTCCAAGTTTAAAATCAGTATAATCCTTATAGTAACAAGGTATACTATCGCTCCAGTTTTCTTCTACTAAACTAGAAGGGATGTTTTGTATGTAGCTCTTCATGTGAATAAATGTAGGCATATCTGTTATATGATCCATCGTGCATTCGTCTTCTATGCCTAACAATTGTATAGCCAATGCAAATGCCACATCTGCACTTAACCATTCTGGTTTTCCTTTTGGCATATACTTAAAATAAAATCGTTCCCAATTATTGAATATAATTTCTATCATCTTAAAAAGTTCTGTTGCAGTATCACTCTTTTTAAAATAGAAAAATGCTGTATAAACATTAGGCAGGTTATTCTTTTTAAAAAAAGATCTGTAGTAATAATCTTCAACAAGTTCATTTCTGTATGTTTTTACATTTGTGCAAGCCCATACATCTTTCATACTTAAATGATCCCACCAAAAACTTACATCGACAGGGAAGATCATGTCTGTATCTAATATCACAGTCTCATCAAATGGACTCATATAATAATACTTCCATTTGTTGTTTATTTTCCAGTCTTTGCCGTCTGCAGCATCGTCCCATGGGATATCTATTATGTGATCAAAAACTGCTTTGTGTTTTTCTGTTATAAGTTTTTTTGTAGAAGTGTCTACGCACACAGCAATATTATTGACAGTGCTCTGTGTTAATTTAAGGTTGAGTGCTAATGCATACGCTTGGGCAAGATAATCAACCTTACCAGAATTCTGTGCGATTACAATATAGCCTTTGCTCATTTACTTTTCCTATATAGCGTAGGAGTTATAAGTGTATATACGTGTTTCTTAGTAGTTAGAGACACACCGTCGAAATTAACAACTTTTTCTTCTTTTGTTTTTTCAAAGTAATCTCTGAGTTGGCTAAGGCTATTCCAATTTCTTTCCATTATACTAGCCATTACTCGGATCCTGCTGCTGTTTTATCCATTCTGCTATTCTCTTTTCTTGCTCTTTAATTGCTTCTGCTTGATCTTTAATAGATTTCTTTTGAAACTTTAATTTATCACTTTGATGTTTTTGCGACTGTGTCATATGTTGTTACCTCTTTATTATTCTATATAATTCATTAGTTCAGAACTAATCCTGTTTATAGCCCATTTATTCATTACGTGAACATCTAAATTTTTCCATCTTGTTAACACGAAGTCGCCTAGAGCTTTGGGTTTTTCTAAATAAAAAATTATTTCGTTTTTACACGGAATAGAATGTATGTCGTCAGTATCAAATGTTTTGTATAATGCAGGCAGTGGCAATTGGGGTATTCCCCTTTCTTGAAAGCCACCTAGCATATGAGCTGCGACACTAAAGCTGTAGTCGTTTCTATATAGGTTGCCTGGCCATTTATATACATCTTGATAATACTGTCGGTTGTCCCGCACATGCTTCACTGTCTTAAAAAATTGTTCTGAGAAATTGCACTTTTTAAAGTATACTACTGTTGCCCAATACATAGTTATGCCGCTAGGGTGCAGTCTACGTAACGTAGGATCATCTCGCTCAACCATTATATCTTGATATGACCAATTCATCATAAATTCGTTATCATGATTCCAGCAACTGTTTAACACATCACTAAGTATTAGATAGTCAGCATCTATTAAAATTGTTTCATCGTACGGACTTAAATCGTATGCATCGCATCTGTCTAAATTGTAAAATGGTAAAGATTTTGCAGTATGACTAGTATCTTTATATGTCCTAACATTACTTCTCTTGAAGGTTTTGTCTTTTTCTACAAATACTATATTAGAAAAACTGTCGGTTACAAACTCTTCTCCCATAGTGGCGCAGGTATAATCGTAACTATGATGATTTGTAACTACTGTAACATCAGAGATGCTGCAATTTTGTTTTATTAATCTTGCGTTAACAGCGGCTAGTTTTAAATAATCAATTTCCTCATTGTTATGAGCAAAGATTAAGAATCCTTTAGTCATCGTCTATGTCTATTAGTTTGTGGACCTTTCTGCTTTTTTTAAGTTTAGAATAGTCTGCAAAGTATTCGTTTGTTGCTTCGAAATATCTGCTTATTAATTCTTCTAAAAAAGTGTCCAGGTTTTCGATTTGGATAGGGTTGTTGTAAACGTCAAGTAACACTGCATCAGGCATTTCCCTATCTACTAGTAATTTTACAAATGATATTAGCTCGTGCGATATGATAAATGTTCCGCCGTTAGTGCTATAACTGAGCAGAGTCTGCACTCTGGCCTTCATATTATTATGCTGTATATTTAACGACGATCTGTAGTTTGCAAATTCTAGTGCTTTTGTTAGTTTATTACTCATAGCTATATTTACCAGTCAAAAAAAAGCCAGCTTCTGTGAACTGGCTTTTTTATTAGTTTTAGTAACTTTTACAAGTTGCTTACTGCTGCATAAGTCGGAGCTGAAACTGTAATACCGTTGTTAGCACGACTAGTCTGAATTGTACTTGTTGTAGTACCGTCTACGGCATCTACATATCCAACAGTGTCGTCACCATTTCCGTCAACGCCGTCAGCACCAATGCCATTACCTAGTGCGTGGTCATCTCTCATTGTTACAGTGAATGTTAACTGTGTTGGGTTACTTGTACTATTTACTTTACCTGTGATCTGGTAGTAGTTACTTGCGTATGCACCAGAACCGTACTTGATATAAAGTTGTACTTGGTTTGTTGTTAGTTCGTAAAAACCCTTACCATTACTAGAACCTGTTGATCCTGAACTAGTTAAGTTGTTTAAGTCAAACGTTAATGTACCCATGGAACTTAATAGTGATGTCCAGTTTGAGTTCTGTGAACCAATTGTGCCTGCGGATGATCCTGATGTGCCGCCGCTTCTTGCGCCTGTGAATAATATTTTACCACCTGCGTTAAAGAATCCTCTACAATGTGCTTCACTTGAAAATGATACAGTAAATGTATGTGCAATTGCAGGCTCGGATGCGCTGCCCCAACTAGTTGATCTGCTACTAGCACCATGTGCCGCTGTCGTTAAACTGCCGCTTGGTACTGAAAAGCGATTATCAAAACATGTTTTTGCATCGTTCATTAACTGGTTCCAGTGCGCTGCTGTAATTGTATTACCTGCTGCACGGTCTGTTGGACCTGTTAGTGATAGGCCAAGGAATGATCCTATAGCTTGCACTTCATCCTGTAGATTTTTAAAACCGTTATCTGTGCTATTTGCACGGATAAGTTCACCTGCTGCAGCATCTAAACTGCCTACAGACTGGTTGTAGCCGTAAATACTACTGGCTGTATATGTACCTGTTGTGTGGTCTGCTGGTGTACTCAACTGACGATAAACATTATTCTTCATGTTATCGTAATCTGCGTCATCAATTACATCCCCGCTTACAACCTGGGTCATAGTGAAGCCACCTGATACGCTTAGTGCTGATCCGCTTGCCATTGATTATCTCCTACAATTAATAATATTACTATTTACCTATTTTACGCCAATAACTGCTTCTACTGTGCCAATATCGCCGTCATTTTTATCTTCTAGGCTCCTACCAATTACTGCTCTTGGATCGTATTCTTCGTCACTCATTGCCCATGCAACACCTGGTACTGAAGAGCTAATTAATCTCTCACCCTTCTTAACTTTTCCTACTACTCGAACAGGAACTCTTCCGGTCATAGCAATAGCTATTCCATCTGCTTCGCTGTTCATTAAGTATGCAGGAGTTGTCGATACAACACCAAAAACGTCTAAATCGTTATGGTCTGTAGTCTGTGTCATTTCTGCATCACCGCCGATTTTAACAACAGTGCCTGCTTCGTAATTCTCATCAGCAGTATATTTCTCAGCTAAGTCAGCGTATTTTGCACTTGATGCAACGCCATCGAATAGTGTTGCTGTTACTGTTCCGCCAACATCTAAATCGCCGCTAATATCGCCCACTGTAGCATCTAATGTACCAACAAACAATGTACCGAATCTACTTGAGGAAGAACCGATATCGTGGTTGCCTGCTGATAGAATGTCACCGCTGTAAGTGTTATTTCCAGAAAATGTGTTGTCGCCGCCTAATGTAGATGCCGCACCTGCTGAAGGATCAACTAGTGGGTTTCCGTTTATATCGTAAATTGTTAAACCGTAAACGCCGTTGTCGGTAATCTTTTTGTCACCAGACGCATCTAAGTATACTTCACTTGACCAAATTTCATCAATCAATGCAGTATTACTGCCATATGTATCAATGTTCAATCCAGTAATGCCGCCACCGTCTTTGATAAAAATGTTATCCACATATAAATTATCAACTGGAGCTGACTGCTCACCAATATCTAGTAACACTGTAGCACTAGATTTCTTAATGTACCTAGCTGACGAGGATGAAGGATTACCAATTTCAATATCGTTAATAAACAATTCACTATATCGATTTGCTGTATTACCCATCGGAACAACGTCAGTGTTGTCTGGTATTAGTGCTGTACTAGATGCTGTAAATACTTTACTGCCTACTACGTTACCTGACGCAGTAGATATTGCATTTGAAACATCTGCATAGATACTACTGTTTGCTAATGATACTGCTGTGCCGGCATACTTGTTTCTCAAGTTCATACCAGGTCTAATAGTTGATCCGATACCGTCACTGTCATTAAACTGATTATATAAGTTTACATCACCTAAACCTTCTACTTTAGCTGGCGCAGTTGTACTAATGTCGAATTGCGCATGGTCACTGAATACAGCCATAATGCTTTCGCCGTCAGTATAGCCTGCGTCTGAACCGTCACTCACATACATTAAACCTAATACAGCTCTATGTACACCAGTATCATCTACTAGAAAAATTGTTCTAAGACGTGTTCCGTATTTACTCGGGCTTCCCAAGTTTACATCATTGCTAAATTCGTTTGTAACTTTACCTGCATAACTAGCATCAATAAACTGAGTGCCGTCATGAACTTTTAATTTGTCATCTACTGTATCGTAGTATGATGTACCCGACTCTACTCCATCTGTTGGCGCTGTCGCACTAACAGTGATACTAGCTCTTCGCCAAGAAGCGCCATCATAGACACGGATTACTTCCTCTCCCTTGTCGTACCAAAGTTGTCCTTGTAGCAATTGATCGTCGCTTGGTGCTGACGTACTGGCAAAGTTCTCTAAATGTCTTATGGCGTTTTGTACAAAGTATTGTCCGTAGCCAGAAACATTACGACCAACCAGTGCAATGCTAAAGGCGGAATTGACTTGACTTGCGGCTACATTAATGGTTTTAGAACCATCTGTATTTTGTACTGAATATGTCATTTTATGTCCTCTAAATATCCTTTAATTTAACTGCACTCTCACAGTGTATATAATTTCGATGCTTCTATTTGCACTTTTTTGAACAGGGTGAAAGATCACATGCGTTAACATTTTACTATCTGCGGGGTCTGTCGCATAACTTAGTAAACCTAATTCGTCGAAAACGTATAAACCATCCTGCGTTGTACTTGAATCGAATGTATCCTGTCCAGCGGGTTCATTATAACCCAACGTACAAGTCATTTTTAAATCTGTATAACTTGCCCCTGTGATAATTTCAATCTTATCAGTAGATGTGTTGTTACTTATAACTTTTTCGTATGTACGACTATAAAGAGTCGCACTGTTTTCAAATGACTCACTGACACGTGGGTTTTTATATAACACCTTGCCAGCACCGTCAACACTAGTAGCACCGTTACCAAAAGCCATAAAATGAATATAGGACCCTGCTTCATTAGTTAGTGCACGGGCAATTATATTTGCCATGTTACCATAATGTATAGCATTTCTTTTGTTAACAATTTCTTCTTTTGTCTCTGCATCTCTGATTAAAATATGCCCAGACATCTTGATGCCGGCATTTTCGTCGGCCGATTTATTCTTTTCCATATTTTTATTCTGCTCATTCTGCAAATTGCTACTATTGCTCATAGTGTTATTTATCACTTATTGTTAAAAACTGTTTTAATTACTGTCAAAGTTGTGTAAGAAGTCAACTATACTGTCATTTGACTTCAATACATCTCCTCGGTCTGTTAAACTTGTTGCTTTCTTAAAGTCTTCTGTTGCTGCATCCCATCCGTTTTCTTCATCAATATCGTATGTCAATGTATGTCCACTACCAGTAAACTCAATAACATTGTCTCCGGTACCGTCCCAAGCACTGTCTAAACCAACCGATACGTTGCCCGAATCATATGTTAGTCCTGCTGCACTTAGTGAGCCCGAGCCGTCCCACGAATTATCAAGCGGTACTGATATCGAGAACACCTCTACTGGTTTCAACCAATTGAAGTCTTCTGGGTCTCTCAGTGCCTCTCCTTTTCCGTTTCTAAGAGCTATGTTTTCTGTTTCTTCTCCGTTATACAGTTCAGCACCCACTTGCACTAATAAATTAATAGTAGTTCCGCGGACACCTCTTGTAATCCCAGAAATACTTTTATCTAGGACATTTATTGTTGTGTAACTTATTAACTCGCCTGATAGCCACACACTTGCTGGTCGTGTTGCAGATGCAAATGGAAGATTAGTAATATCATTTAAGTGTATTTTGTCTTCCCAATTATTTACTTGCTGTGCAACAGTTGTCAATGGATTCATCGATCGTCTATAATAATCAGTTCTACCAAATAGATCCATAACTAGTAGGAATCTAACATCACTACTTGTTGCGCTAATTTCAGTATTACCCAATGTTGTAATATCCATTACAAGTGTTTCTAGAGGTTCTACAACTATTAACTCTTCTGGACGATCTGGGCCCGTTCTGTGTTTGAGGAATGTAGTGCCATCGAATCCGTATACAGTTTCGTTGTCAATTCTGTAATTAACATTGCCTTGTGTGCCTTCATCGAATATACCAACAAAGTTGTTTACATCAACATCCTTATCCCATATATCAGTATCCCATCCATACACATCAAACCCTAGTGCGTCATTGTACACATAGGATGGGTGTTGCCCAGGAACTATATCTAAGAACGTTGCGCCGTCAACTAGTTCTGCATTCAATGATCCGCCAACTGCATTTCTTACCATACTAAGAACAGTGTCTAATTTTCCTGAGTCTATCATGCTAGTAACAATGCTGACATTTTGTATAATGTTTGCATCTACTGCTGCACCCGATCCATATTCTGTCTCGTATGCTTTTGTTATTTCCTGTCGAATCTCAGGATTGAATTTATAAACACGCTCCGGTGCTGTCCAAACTTGCTCAACATTTGAAATATTTGCAATACTGTTAGACTCTACATTTACAAGGTTTTTCGCTATGCTAACGTTAATAGTTTCCATTGTAGGATCATATCCTTCGAAATATGTTAATTCGATCAATGCCCCGTTTTGAGGTATACCTATTCTGTTGTTAACATTCGCGTCATTAGTAAAGGAAAGGAAACTATCTGCAGTGTTAATCGTGTAGTTGATTGTTGGGTCTATGCTAGTAATTTGGCCGAATGTTCCACTTACATTTCTGTAATCTATATTACGTGTCACATTTACTGTTGTTGTCTTTTCAGCGTCTGCATAAACCTTTGTGTCATTGTATTCGTTATATCTTATTGATGTAATGACTGCTTCGGTTTCTTCACCTAAAGGCGTTGTATAAATTACCTTGCCACTTGTTATAGTAGACAAGTCAACTGAGTCTAATACAGTTGAAGTAGTAGGAACAGCCTGGGAGTTTACAAAACTTTTTATATCATCGAAATCCACAACAATTTGTTCGCTAGTGGTTTTGTTAATAGTAATATTTGTATTACCTATGTTGACACCGTTAGAAATAACATTAACTAATTTAACGCCCTGTACTCCAATTGGCATACTATGCCCTGGTGCAATAATAGTAGCTGTATCGCTTTCATTTATATCCACAAAATACGTTTGCCCGTACAGCGACACTATAGGGCCGTCTGTGAACTCTATAGTACTGTTGCTATTAATAGCAGATGTTCTATCAGTAATAATTGACACATTAGACAATTCTGTTGTTGTGAATTCAATGTCTGGTGCAATGGACTGTCCAATTTCTTCATCCCACACACCTGGCGCAGTGTTACTAGGATTATTTGGATCAGTGTCCCATGGATTCAAATCCCAAGATGTATTTGCAACAATGATATTACTCATCTGCTCATCTCTAAGTACAAACTTGTCGCCTACGTTTTGATTGTGTGCGGTTGTCGTCATGTTAAAGCTAGATATCGCACCGTTTGCATCAATGTCGATGTCAACAATTATAGATGTACCAAAGTCTGATCTTGCTACGAGATTTGTAAACGATCCTTCGTTTCTAAATACGTTTGCTTCAGCGTCAGTTACGACAGTTTCGACTGTGCCAACCACATTGCTAATAAGCTCATTATCAAATGCTGTCGGTGGTACTAAATCACCATCAACTTTCACTTGCAATCTAGTAACATCTTCTACTAGTGTGTTAAAGCTAAATCCGCTTGAGATGCCATCTGCTCGGAATGTTTCAATTTTTCCACCTGTTGCATTCTCGTACAATGCACCTTTAACACGGTCAAATACAATTTGTGTGCTTGTTTTACGCACTTGTGCATTACTGCTCACAAAGCCTGCATACTCACTAGCTGTATTGAGTATGTCGACATCAAATTCGTTTGCAGTATCTAGTATCCTAACTTCTTTCGATTCCTCATCATAATAAGGAGGTCTATCGAAGTCTGTTGTACTACCAGCTAATATTTCCACTGGAGCTTTTTTAATATCTAAGTAGTTTCTAATCTTACTACTGTAGGGTTTAACATCATTAAAATATTGTAATGCTTTATCAAAATTATCTACTTTAAAGCCTTTAGTAGGCACTAGATCAGTTTCTTCCTTGATAATGTTCAAGTAAGTTGTTTTGAACGCCCAGTCAAGTTCTCCTTGCTCTGAGTATGCATATTTCATCATCTCATAAAAGAACTTGTTCCAATAAATTTCAAATGTGTTTATAAACACACTGCTGTAAAGTATACTCAATACTTCACGTATCTCTTTACCCATTTTAGTTGAATTAGCATCAGTATATATGCTTGCTTTCCACTCTACAGTTTCATTTTCAATAGCAATTAGTTTGAAACTATTTGTTTTCTTAGCATACTCATACAAACTATATGGTGAGTTACTGTCTTTTTGTACTTGTATGATACTGAGATCTACTAAATTTTTGATCAAAGCAAACTTAGTATTGTCTGTCACTTTACGTAGAGGTCTATATGTATCATCATAAAATACGTCTGAGTTGTCGATTTTATTAACTCTTAATTTTTCATACCAGTCGACTTGTTGTAAATATGTAAGATCCGATGGTAGTTGTGTTTGCCAATCTACAAACGTTGTATTCATTTTCAATTCTTTAAATATTGAGTTTAGTACATCGTACATTTGCTTTCTAGCTTTACTTAGATCTTTAAACATCGTTTGTCTTGGTCTAAACTTGCTACCGTACCGTTCGAATGCACTCAGTCCTTCTCCAGGAACAGTCTGGCCCAGCGCATCCATGCTGGCTAAACTGTCTATTAACTTAACAGACAGTACATCAGGAACCTTAGAGTTAGGATCACCTTCAGCTGACAATGTCCACGATGTATGCTTTTCAGTGTCACCTTCCATTCTTCTCAAGAACTGTGTGCTAAAAATACTTCCATCAGTTTTGATCAGTGGAGCGAGTTGGTTAACGACTATACTATCTGGTGAAATGTAGCCTGCGTAGCTAACTCTTTCTCCGTTAATATCTGAAAGCAACCGCTCTATTTCAACTGTAGATCTTTCTTTTTGTAAATTATATCTAGCAGTATTACCCACTGTTTCCTTACCGTATACCCAGAAATAGTAATAAACGGTTGCTTTGCCGCTAGTTTTATTGTAAAATTGCTGCTGTATAAACTCGCCTGTTTCAATAGGGAAGCCGCCACCGGTGTATGCTTCAGGTGGGGTTATACTTTCTACCCACTCGTAAATTCTAATAACACTACCCGGGAAATGTTCACCCCATGATGCAGCACGTTCAGTGTTGTTGTAGCCCGTAGGACCATATGTTCCTTCACCCTGTTCATACCAAGTGTATCGTACTAAATTCGTATTCCACCATCTTCTTCCTATCTGTTTCTTGCCCCATGCACTTCTCGCCATGTCGTACACAACAGGATCAGACTTGGTAGTATAGTCAATTTCTTTTTCTATATATCCGGGTATTATTCCCTTGAACGGATCGAATAAGTTAACATCAAATTCTTTTTCTGCACTTATTTCATCAAATGTAAATACATCCCGTATTAATTTTGTATCGACTAACGGTTCTTGTTTTCTTATGACATTGCCGTTCTGCAAATATGCCCAACCCTTACCATCGTAATTATCGATCCATGCATGAGAAATATTTGCAAGGTCTAAATTACTTTCTGTAGCATGCCGCATACTCTCCAGCGCATGTACATCTACACGCTGTCTGTCTTTGGTATTAGTAGGAATAATACTTGACTGTCCGTCTAAATTAGTGAGCTTGTATTCGTATATGTCGCCTTCGACTTCTGTTGATGCCCATAACGGGGTCGACATACTTTCTAGTCTTGTTCGTTGACCGACTGGAATTTGCGACAATGCTGCTTCACCTGCCTGAGGGTATGAGAATCTAATACCTTTGTTTAGGGTATCTAGGTTAGTTCTCGGATCAGCTCCCAGAGTTGATGTTCCGTCTTGATTAGGTAAATTAACAAGGAAATCTCGCTCGCTTGGGTCGCCGCCACCGGGGCCGCCGCCTCCGTCAGGATCTTCGACAAATACTTCCCTAAATTTCTCTTTTACTGGCTCGATTTCAGGAATGACCGCGTTTGTTGTTGCTCCCGTTGGTAAGTTTAGTGCTCTTATCAGTCCAGGATTATATGTATCATCAAATTGAATGCCGTCAATGTCATCGCCTTCGACAACAACTTCTGGCAGACCACCTGGTCCAAAATTCAGTGCAGCAGTATATAACGGAAAACCATTGGGATCAGTTGGTGCATAATCGTTTAACGTGTTAATGAAATGCTCGATTGGATCCGGTGCTTCATATACACCTGGGTCTACTCCAAATTTGCTTAGTGTGTCGGACTTCACTGTGCAATCAGGTAGCGCATGCGCTGTTAAGAATACTCTTCCGCCAGTGCCGCTTCCACCAATTAGAGGTAGACCACTATCCAAATCGCTCGGGAACTGTTTGTATACCCCTCGTTTTTTCAAACTTAATCTTTGCACTCCGCCCAATGGATCTACACTGGTCACAATAAATTCTGCTGGCTGTATTTTCTGTAGTGAATTTTGCTGGGATTGATCGAATGCTGGAGAAGATGTAAAATGTTCTACCATTAATTCGGCTCCTTCCCCATCACCGATAATGCTAACACTAGTAGCGCCACGCTCAATACTATATCCTGAATTATCTGGGCTAATATTACTGCCTGAGCCTTTAGTACGCATCAGTATTCTACTGCCGCCAGCTAAGCCAACTATTGCTCCTGTAGCATCAACATCGAGTGTTGCATAGTTTACTCTTGCCTTCTTTCTACAATCGCCGTTAACAATAATTTTGAGGCCAGCTTTGTTATACCCAGTGCCGCCAGCGACCACTTTTAATGCTACTACCGAAGACAATGCTTCAAACGGTCTGTTCGAAGGATTTTGGTCTGACATCAATCCTGCAGCAAGTGCTTCTTGTAGAGTTGCTGGCACGCCGCCTACAACTGTTACTACATCGTCGACTCGATAACCTGCACCATTCGTTTTTGTTATAGTGGAAGGTGTATGTGACGCTGCTTTTTGTTGTGCAGTAATAGTATTATATATGTAATTAGTTCCGGACGCTGTTGTATTCGTACTACCAAAATCGCCTGGATTGGCAACAACTTCTGGAGGATCATCTGACGTCTTCGCAGTCATCGGTGGCATATTAATAGTAACACTAGAAGTGCGTGTGCTTGTTCCTGCTAGTGACGAACTTTCTGAATATGCATGATTTACGTCTCCACGCACAGTATAGTGTAATACTTCTTTTAAATTACCAGATATTCCACAGCCGTTATCAAGCGAGATCGGCGGTGCATCGCAATATGTTGATAACGGTGAAAGCATTACACACGTAGCACCATTAGTTGTATAGCGATGCGCCTTGAATCGATTAGTTGACTGACTCGCTCCAGCAAGGTTAATAGCATCTATCAGACCCTCTATGTCATGTACACCGGTCATCGAAATTGCAACACCGTTAACTTTAAAGTTATCTCCTGTGCTAACACCATAAAGTCTGTCATTAGTTACGCTATCCGCAAAGTAGAATCCGTCGTCTGATAAACTTCTAGGATCGTCGGAAGCAGAGAACGTGTCCGGGCATAGCGGAATTCTACTCTTAGGTTCGCATATTGGCATGTCTGATGTGCCAACTTTTTGCATTACTCCATTTGCATCTTTTTTCAACGCAGTCACAGTCAGTATCGGTGTAGTAGATGCAGCTTGATTAGACTTTAAGGAACTATACGGATTACTTGCAACAACACTGTTGTTTGCTTTGGCTTTTCCAGCAATAGTTTTTTGATAATCAATTTGTTGAATGCCTGACACTGTCGGAACTGATGCCGTAATAGGCATTGGTCCTACAATTGTATTTGTTACGTTCATCTTATTACCGTAGATACCAGTTCCAGGATCAATAGTCCCAGGATCAACAAATACGATTCCATTTGAATCAGCTGAATTTGTTGGTGTACGGCTGGCATATCCTGTTAGTGAACTAGCAGACGGTGTAGCAAATGGGTTGCCAGACAAACGTCTAGAATTTGTTGTTATAGCTTGACTTATTCCAGCCGGAGCAACATTAGGGATGCCAATAAATCCGGTCCAGATTGGTGAAGGAATAATAGCTGCCGTCGATGATCCAGCTGAGGCATTGCCGCCCATGATTTGTTTTCTAGGCACAGTGTTTGTGCCGTCTGTAGGCAGAGTGTTTTCATTTACAATTAACACAGCAAAACACTCGTGTGCATGCGAAGACGTTTGGCTTTCCGTTGTAAACGTAATAAATCTTCCTTGTGTTGCGTCATATGTGAAAGTAAACTTGCCGGCCCATTTGACGAAACCAGTTGTACCAGTTTTAACAAAGGGTCTAAAGGTACTCGAGTTGTTGAAAGAATCAGATAGGTCTGTATCTCTACTGCCCTGGAACGCAGACTCTTCAGCCTTAGTCAAGTTAGTGAGTGAAGAATATGTTCCGCTCGCCTTAACGCCACCAACTTCAACACGTTGACCTCCTAGAGAACTGTGTTGATACACTCGTGTTCGGTCATCAGCACCCGCATGATTAAACATCACAGTTATTGTGTATGTTTGCGAGTCATCTTCCGTGAGTTGATATGTAACGGAAGTTGTTGTTGCCTTATCTTTATTCGGGTTATCCCAATATACTCCTACATTTTCTGTGCGTATTGGCGGAGGTGGAATAACTATATCTTCACATTGGCCAGTGGTTGTATTGTATAATTGGTCTGGGCCACATGTGGGAATATCGTCGACACAAACACCATTTTCTAAGTGCTGTCCAGGCGGACATGTAGGGGGTGGTGGGTCTGTGCATATCGGATCTACATAACCAATTTCAGCATTTGCTAGTAGTCCAGTACTGGGTGTACAACTGCCTGAAGCTTGCTGTGCCAGTGCACTGATGTTTAATCCATTGGTTGCGCCACCTGTACTTGTACTAATTAAAGCATTTTTATTAATAAGACCTATTGCTTGAGCGCCTGTAGGATTGCCGCCTGTTACATGTCCGAAAGTTAAGCCGTCTACTACACCTGCGCCGCTAAACGATGTTGATGACGGTGATGAGGATGCCATTTTGCCACTGTTTAGACTAGATTTTCCAGGTCCACGGATTGCTTGTGTGTTGCCTAATAAACCGTTGAACATATCAATAGGTGAGCCGGTTGTGTTCTGTGTTGAAGGATCATAGCCTACCGCTGCATAAAAAGATGTTGTCCATCCAGCAGCCATTTGCTGTGATGCTTCGTTAGCTGTGTATGGCTTAAAGCCATTACTAGTAAAATTGTTTAGTAACAGATCTGATAGTGTACCAGGTCCTTGATTTGCACCAGGTCCCCATGACGTTTCTTTATTCGCTGGGTTGTACGAAGCGCCGCCGAGACTATATCCGCCGTCTAATGATTTGCCTTGTGCAGCTAAAGCGTACCCTGCGTTTGGCATCGTTTGTAAAACTTGATTAGGTAACAGTGTAGCGTTTTGCATACCGCTTTGGAAGCCAGCATATGCTGTGATCATAGCCAGCTGGTCCGAAGGAGTCATTGTCCCTGATCCTAATTGATCATACATCATCTGTATTGGATCTTGTGCACCTGTTTTTGGTGGGGATACAATAGTTGATCCACCACCCGGAACATTTGTATTTGGATCACCGGTTTGGGGTGGTAGCACTGATGCAGGTGGCGCAGTACTGCCACCGCCGTTGCCAACTGGGGCGATGCTACCTGGAGGAGTGTACCCGGGCGGCATAATTGGCCCGAATTGCACACCGGGTGTTGCCGGGATTGTAACAGGTGTACCTGTTCCCGGTGAAGGAACTGTGGGGTTTGGGGTAAAGCCACCGCCTCTGCCAGGAGCTCCATAGCCGCCTCTGCCTCCACGGCCACCGCGAGTGCCGACTGGTCCGCCAATATTAGGGTTGACAGGTATGTGCCCTGTTCCTATTCCGCTAGAAATTAGATTCTTTGTAGCGTTGTCTAATCCACTAAAGTTGCCGAATCCATCCAAGGCGGGCATGACCATTCCGAACGATCCGCGTTTGTAAACACTGCCTTCTTTTGCTTCTTTGATCCGTTTTAATTCTCTAATATATTCATCGACACCAAAGGACGGATAAACACCCTTAAATATTTCTGCGCCGTTAATAACAATATCGGCTTCATCGTTAAACCACAAGAACGGCAGTAATTCACGGTCATCTTTGCCGTCTATTTTAAATGCTTCAGTGGTTCTCTTGTCGTAAAACTCTTTGCTAACGTATGTTTCACTGTTTACAGTGTACGGATGATTGAATCCGTAACCCGTTACTTTAATAGTTGTAGTCGTCGGTACTTCTTGTACTGTCCAACTCCAGTTATAATGTGCCGGTGCAAAATCAGCGACAGTTATCTCTTTTCCTAGAATCTGACTGTCGTCTAAATCATAATCATGTTCACCGTCAGTAGTTATAATAATATTACTGTTAACTAACGTGGAGTAGCGCCATCTAGCGTCACTAAATGTTAAAATATCTCCTGCGGAAACACTAACTTCGTTCGATAATTCTATGTTACCAGTTAAGTCAAATCCCAATATATAAGTTTCTGCTGGGATTGTAGCAGTATCAGATAAAAGCTGATAACCCGTCTTTAATCCATCTAACTCATCTGCACCTGCATTAATTATGTCGCTGTCGGTAACTGTTGTTGCTGATGTTTTTTCTATTAGAATAGGCTGAACATAAGGTAAGTCGAACAACAATTTATTATTAACAGGATCAACACCTTTAACAGATTGGAAGCCGCTGTATGAGCCTGCTGAAATTAACTTAACAAGATCGCCGTTATATATGCCGGTTGTCGGGCCTTCTAGCACAACATTTGTGCTGTTCACTATTCTGAATGTTAAATTATCAGAGTCAACACTTGCTGTTAGATTAGGAGCATCAATTGAGAATACCGTGCTTATTGCTCGGCTCCCTGGGTTGCTTTCATTATAGCCGCCTTCAACAAATATTATATTGTCGCCGATGTTAAAGCCATCTAGCTCCTCTTCGAAGACCACAGTGTCTATACGTAGCGGGTATGCATGTTTAAAGAATACATCCGTGTCGTGCTTAACTAATACTGGACTGCTTAGTGTAATAGTAGTGCCGTTAATGCCTACAACAGTTAATCCGTCGTCGAATGATGCAATTCCTGGAATTTCAACAGGATCACCTATAACAATGTCTGTTGGTAAAAGTTCATTGAGTACAAACGTAGCTGAATCTATTCCTATCGACAGCTCTTGAAACTCTTGTGCTAGTACAGCATATTGTTGTTGTGTAACACCGGAGTAATCGTCACTTGCAAAATCAACAAATGCTTGGACAAACATTCTTCTACTTGCTGTTACGTCAGATTTGTAATTTACTTCTTCTACACGAGTAGGAGCAATATCTGTTTCGACATACATCCCGGGCTGTACTTGCTCTGCAACTCCATTAGTCAGTGTTATTGTCTTACCGTTAATACTATTTACGGTATCGCTATAAACATCAGCGTGTGTTACAATAAAGTCACCTAATTCATTTTGTCCATCTGGATTTCCTATCTGAACAGTCTTATCTACATCTAAAATTTGGTATGTATTACCGTCAATCGATGTTCCCGATGCATCAGTAAATGTCACAAACCCACCAGGTACTAAATATTTTTGTACTGATGTATCTGTCGAAGGATCCATTGTGGCGGATATTATTACTTCCTTATCTGTATTGTTTACAGTGCCGCTGTTTGTTAATAAATCCTTTTGGCTGTCACCTAGATATATTCCAGACTCAACTCTGAATGTATTCGGAGTAGCATTCTTTATTTTAAACTCATCACCGGCTTCGCCTGCAATGTTATTAACATTGAATAACACAGTATCGCCTGTGCTATAACCATGGTCTTTGGAATATACCTGTACACTGTACCCATCAGCATTTGCATTCCCTTCGAAATTATATTGTCCATAATTGACAAATTGCACATTTGCTCTAGGTATACTATCTGCAACACCTGATAGTGTAGCTAAGTTTGCATATAGTCTAACATTGTTAGAATCTATAGATGCAACACGGTACATATTGGAAGAAATATTTGCTGCTGTAGGGTGATCTGACTCTATCCATATGCAATCGTTAATCTGTAATCCGTCCAGTTGTCCTTTCCCTAGTGAGAAAGTCATCGATCCATTAAATGGCGCTGACGTTGTTTTTATTTCTGCTCGTCTTAAAATACTATATGTGTTAAATTCTTGCTCTATGTCTGCAGATGCTGGGATTTCTAGGCTTCCCACAACGCCAGTATAAGCAGGTTCTACGTAAGATATACTTGCACTAACTTCAGGTACTATACTAGATATTAATGTTGTTGTGGGAGCAGCGAACTGAATGTTAGACATAACGACTGCTTGCTCGTTGATTAGTTTCTCTTCGCTGAATCTAGTAACAGGTGTATTAATAGAAAGTATTCTAGGAGAATATATTAATTCGCCATTTTCGTAAACTAGTGATCCTTGGTAATCGTCTATAGCTGTAAGACCTTTTAACACAAGAACTCGATCAAAATATTCTGTGTGGTCTGCGGGACTGTCAGTATTATTGCCGTCTAATATCCCAGCATCAGAAATAAGACTAAAATCTGTATACAAGTATGTTGTTCCTGCGTTAGGTTGCCATTTAATATATGAATTACCTTCCAGGAGAGATATATTATACACATCAAAATCGCCATGCTCACTGTTTGCAAAATGCACAGTACTATCTGTGTCTGGAATTTGAGATGCTAGTTTTCCTGTTGTTTCAAACAGGGTCTCGAAGTCGTATATATTCCATGCTTGGTGGTCCACTGTATACTTTGAGATATAACCGGAGTTTGGTAATTTTTTATATGCTTTGTCTGTAATACCCGAATAGTCTACTGCTGTAGTTGTGGGCCATAAGCCGTTTGTTGATAAATCTGTAGGCCTTGTTACTAGCCTGTCTGCGTCATCAACGTCTATCATAATAGTTGCATCGGCCTTGTTATCAGGATATATCTCGTAAGTTCGGATACTTCTTAGCCTTGCTGCCAGTGCATCGTTTGCAAATACTTTTATATTCAATGTTCTGCCAGGGAGGTCTCCTTGATATGCATCTACAAAGTCTATGGTTGCATATTCAACAACTTCTATCTTTGCATCTGCTTTTAATTCTCCGCCTGGTAAAGACGCAATGTCCAGTAAAGTTATTGTGTTTGTTGTTGAGTCGCCTGTGATAGAAAACAGTGTTTGCTCATTTCCAGGAAGTTTACTTCCATTAATGAATACGTCAACGTGTGGGTATTCACCGTTGATGATCTGCAAGTTATCTGCGGCTATAGTATCTGTTAATTCTCCATTTGGACTAACTGGTGCGAATGTATATGACACACTGCCGGAGGTCTTTCTTCCGCCAATATGATTAATTGTTGTTCTACTGCCGGCATCGAATTCCCATAAATGGTCTCCAGTTGACCCGACAATATTCCCCGATAACCCAACACTATCAACAGAAAGAGAAACATCTGTATATACTGTGCTGTTAGCAGTTTCAAAACTATAACGCTGTCTTGGCTGGTATCGCTTTGATTCTAGTTTGAGAATGTCTACTAGATCGTTATTAACATTATCGCTTAGAGAAAAGTCATTACCTCTCAGTGTAATTAAAAATTCCTCTCCGGCATCTGTAGCAATTCTGGAAGATGATACAGTAAGTGTAGATGTCCCTGAAAATCCTAAACTGTCGTCTAATATTATCTGCGAGATTGTATCTTTAAATGCTGCTTCTACATCGGCAACAGTTGTTGCCGTAGATAAGTCTACTACGCTGTCTGCATAGGCAGAATTAGCAAAATGATCTGTTATTGTAACATTAGAAATTCCTGTTACATCACCATTATTTGCAACATAACTAGTTGACATAGCCCACGGTAAAGTAAATGCTGTAGTAATATTTGCTGTTAATAGTTCTGCTGCTACTACTGTTACTGCTGGATTAATCGTGTAGCCGTAACCTGGATCAGTAACATCGACACTTGTGATAGTGCCATCGGCTCCTAAGTTAACTATAGCTGTTGCTGTTGTGCCGCCGCCGTATACAAAGCTGCCAGGTATGTCTGCGGGTGGTGGTTCAATTTCCAGTGTAGGCCTACTAAAAAACTTTGTTGTAGGCGCTAGTACTTCTACGTTAGTAACTTCACTAACAGTGTCTTCTGGATACGAAATCGAAACTAGCTGTTTTTCGTTTCGTATTTCATCTTTGTCTATTTTTAAATCAACAGTTTGATAGTTGTCTACATCACCGAAGTCGCCAGATTTTAATGCCCACTCATCGTAAATACTTACGTTGCCTGGGATAAACACTTTTTCACTGTTCAGCAATATTTCTAAACTGTTTTTAGTTCCTTTATTTCTGATCATACCTGCATAAAAATCGTACTGGTCATCGAAAGTCATTTCAAATTCACGCAAATACTTTCTTTCATCGTACCCGTACTGTCTACGTGTCAGGTCATATAGAGTTTTGTCAACAGGAACATGACCGATTTCGTTGTATTTGGCCATGTCTGATGCTAGGGTATCAAAGTTTGCTAACAAGCTGTCATTGTTAATAATATAACCGGATGAGGACAATGTGCCGTTCCAGTCACTTGTTCGTTTGCCTCTAATTTTTAATCTGTCTTGGCGTTGGTTGTACACATCCGAATAAATTGTATCACCAAATGTAGTTTTGTTAGATATCAACAACACATGTTCTATTTCGTCGGTGTACAATATAATACCAAAAATCTGTCTATCGTCTAGAGCTGCAATTTCGATTGTGTCACCGTCTCTAATAATCTCGCACTGTTCTGCACGTATAGACTTACCTTCTTGGTCAACTATGCTGTATTGACCTTGGTCTACATCAAAGATTTTACTAACTCTGCCTGTCTGTGCTTTAAAGAATATACGTGTCGCAGATGGGCTCAAACTTAATGTATTACCTGTTGCCCACTTACCTGCACTCCAAAACAAAAACTGTTTTGCAGAATATGCCCAATCGTTCAAATCGTTTATTTCAACGTTGAATTCGCCAAAACTAAATCCTAGTGCTTTTTGTCTTCGGCCTAGGCTAATTAAAAAGTCATACAGTTCTGCTTCTGTTGTAAACTCTGTATCGTATTCTACTTGTAGTATTTTTCCTGTGCCTTGCAAATACAGTGTTGCTTCTGCACCACCAACTGTTGGTAATGCTGGTAATCTTTGCCAAATTGTTGTGTCTGTGATACTGCTGCCTTTTGGCGCAGCTGTCTTTGACCTATAAAAATTGTAACCAGATTTTACTATAACATTAGCAGAATAAAAGTTAGCAGATTCGTAGTTAGTAGATTCAGCCGGAGCTCCAGCGACACTAACGTCTTGCCTAGGACCTGACGTGTTACTTTCTTCTATCTCAAAAAATCGCTTAATGTTATTATAACCGGATACCTTATATGTTTTCCGATCTGTTAACGTAATATACACACCAGTATAATCGTTTGTACTAGAGTATGGACTTTGATGTATGTCAATTTCCACATCTTCTTGAGGTAGTATTAAACTAGAACTATTGCCAGTTGTACTATAGCTATCACTATATACGGTCATAGTATCTTTATCGACAAATCCTGCAAACTTGTGTCCGAGCTTACTGTTAATTGTTCTGAATGCTGGGACAAATTCTTTTGCTGTGGATAAGCCACGAAACTTTAGATAGCAATCGATAAATTGTGTAAAACCGGTTGCTGTTATTAATTTGCCGTTGTCGTCTCTATTACCATGTATAGAGGTTGACTGTATCTTGAAACGTCTATTTGTATCTTTGTCTATTACCTGCTTGGTATTTGCTTGCGCAATTGTAATATTTTGCGGCTTGCTGAACGCAGACACAAATTTACCAGGCTTAGAAAGAAGCAATGCTTGTGCTACTGCAAACGGATAAGCAGAAGTCATTTTCCATGCTTGTTCGACAGGAGCACCGTCTCCGAACCTCCAACCACTTGATAAATCAGTTTCATTTAATATTTTAAATGTTGCTGTCTTCTCACTAGTTACTCTATATACCGGAGTATTAACTGTATCTGAAGTAGCAATTCCCAATCTATTCATACCTAGCTCGAGCGGCTGTTGTGCGAATTTAGGACCTATAGTATACGGATATTGCGGCTGACCGGCATCATCGACTGTTGCAACATAGTAATAAGTGCCGTTAGGAAACTCTGGAGTTTTGCCCCATCTTCCGTTGAATTGGTCTAGGTCGCCTTCACTATCCACATATTCGTAATCTTCTAGGAACTCGCCGCTGTATATGCCGCCAACAACACTGTCTCTGGTACCTTGCTTTAGCATGTAACTAGTTGTTAATCGCCTAATATCACTGTTATTGTTCAGACGGTCATGATATCCGTAAGGTCCGTAAATTGGCAGTCCATCAAACGCCCAGCCCACTATTGGCGAGTGCTCGTCTGCAGACTGCGGACCTGTTACAGCAGAGTCAGGTTGAATATATCCGTAAGTGCCGTTACTATCAGGGCACCCATTTGCACTATCTCTGCCCTGTCTATTTGAATATCCTGAATTATAATGAAGCGATGTATCCAATTCATGCGGTAAATTGTAATCTGGTGACGTTATTACTGCACCATTTACTGCAACACCTATTGCGCCGGTGCCGATGGATGTAGCACTAGTAAAATGCGATGCTCGCTGTGCTGCATTACCTAATTGCGTTGTTGTTCCAGTATATACTGGTATTGTATAGAATCTAGGTCTAATTTCTATCTGGTTATTATTGTGACTATTAGGAAATTCACCAACTGCATGATTAATTATACCCTGCGATGATATGTTTAGTGCTGTATCTACGCCAGTATATTCTGCAACACCCAAACCAGCTGCATCGGAACTAAATGAATCTCCTATGCCTAGTGAGGCTGTGCCTGTTGTAGTATTGACCCATTCTAATACTTTATTTGTATTTTTAGTTGAAAGTATTTTAAATGGTGATAATAATTCTCCGGTCTCGGATATAGGATAAACATTAGATAGTCCTATTCTTCTATAACTATTATCGGTTTTTAAGTATTTGTTGTTTGTTATATTTTCTCTATCACCTTGACGAATGATCCCGTTCTCTAAGTCTTCCCATAGCAAAATATTAGTTAAATTATAATCAACTCCGTACTCGGATTCCCACCAACTTGGCTTGGACGTGAAACCTAGCATCTCCCACGGTGTTGTATGTGGGGTTTCCGTATCGTACAAATATGCAAACAACCCTCTCCAATGTCCTGGATTCTCATTTCCTTGATCATAGTTCCATGTCAACTCGTTGTCTGAATCATAGAAATCGTTTGCAAAATAATCTAAATTGTTAGTGTTTACAAATTTATTAAAACTAGGTCTTAGCAAATTATAGATTCGCTCACGTGGGCGTCCTATCTTTCTAAAATATCCATCTGTTATTTCTGTAAAGTTTAATTCTAAATCACTTATACGATCTCTGTAAGTTTGCATTATGTTGTTATAAACACGAATCTCAAACTCCATCAATATTTGATCGTATACATCATTCGTTGCTAGGGTTTTGCTCCCATCATGGCCAACTATAAAAGTCATCGGTGTTTGGAACGTGTTGTCTGTTATAACAGCAGGTTCGTAAACTGGATATATCCCTAGTGTACTAGGCGTTGGAGGTATATTAACTGTATCTCTAACATTGTCGTAAATATCAAACGTAAGAGTGTTGCCTAATGTTAAAACATAATCGTCTGTAAATGTTACAGTTATTATGCCGCCAGCTGAAGTTATTTTGTAATCTTTGTCAGCGATCAATAGCGTGTCTTTACTAGTACTAGATGCATCGTACACGTATACTGTATTTTCTATTTTAGTAATATCAACAAAGCCGTTTAATACATATTCTTTTCTTAACACGTTATTAACAGTAATTTGTTCTCTAATTTTCTTATCACCGTGTGCCAACATATATGTATCGGCAAAAACATTCTTTCCTTGACTGTACAGGCTTGTACCGTCTAAAACAAATTCTAAGCATTCACCGATCGATAAGTCCGACACATCGTTATCATTAATAAATTTTTCTATTTCTGTTGTTAATCGGTTTTTAAACTTAACATATTCGTCTCCGGAATATTCCATCGCATCTTTTAAGTTAAATGAGTCGTTACTGAACAAGAACGCAGCCGTTGCTAAATCCTCGTCTGTTTGTACAATCTTCTGTGCCCAATATGTGTCAACATTTAATTCGTTAATGTTGCTTGAACCAAACGCATCTCCGGAAAAGTCTTCCTGATCTTTAATTAAATTATAAAAATGCTCTGTAAACTGTGGGCTCGAAATAGTTACGATATCATTATTAAGAAAATTACTGTGCCAACTTAATGGAATATCGTACATGCCGTTTAGTGTTTCTTCTTGCAATATGCCGCTAGATGTATGTGTGTACACATCTATAATGTCGTTTAATTTAAACTCGTAGTTTACAAAAACAACAGAATTTGTATCAGCTTCGTAAGAAAAGTTTGTAGTTCGGCTTCCATTGACATAAACACGCATGCTTTGTTCTGCATTTTTAGGCTTTGCAGATATCTTTACAAAAACCCTATTAGAAGATACATCAGTCTCATTAACGATATGTCTATCTTCGACACGCAAGGCATGTTTTTTATCCTGCTGTCTCCACATGGTATCAAAAAGTATATTGCCATCACTATCTATTTTTTTGTAATATTTGTAACCACTAACGTATGCGGTCTCGTTTGATCCAAACGGAATATAGCTTATAGTACTATTATCTAAAAAGTTGGTATATGATATTTCGCTAAAATTGTTAAAGTTCTCATATTGCATCGTGAACCCTAATACTGGGTCAACAACTAAATTACTACCAGCTGTAGTGTATCCAAATATGTTATTACCGTTACAACTTGTGCCGGGGTATATTAATTGGTCACTTAAACTGTTTTTGTTTTGATCATAAACATTAAAGTTTATAGGTGTGTTAACCTTGTTTTTGCCTTGTCCTTGTACCCAAGACATGGAATCATTTTGCCAGTAATATTCAGCACCTTGCTTTTTAGATCCAAATTTAACACTGATAATATCAAAGTTTTGTGGGGTGTATGGTGCAAAGTCGGGAGCACCTTCCAGTAATACTACTGTACTTCTAGGATCGGAAATTCTTTTTAGTATAACTCTGTCTGAGAATATTAATTCTGTGCCTAGGCTTACAGTAACATTGTTATCTAGTGTGATAGTAGTACCGTCTATGCTTTCCACAGTTGTTGATGAAATTGGAGAGTTAGGGTCTACTGAAGTTACTTTTGCGCCTATATATACATCAGGATTTTCTTCAGATAGTTCAATTATATTTGTATTCGTTACTGATTGTGCTATTGTAGATTGTGTACTTTCTACTACTTCGTAGATATACGGAGATATGTCTTCATCTGCATTAGGGAATATCATCCTAGCGCCTACTGACATAGACACACTATCAACAGATGCGCCAATTGGTCTGCCTAATACTTCCTGTAAAGTAGTATCAAATGCAGCAATCTCTACCGATGTTATACCCGATTTACCAAAATTATATAATTCTATGTTTCTGTCGAATTCGATAATAGGACGTATAGCTCTATTCTCTTTTTCTGGTAGCAAGTCGCCAGCGTCGATAAAGTTTTGTCTATGGTGCCAAAAGTTAATTCTGGACCAGACATTGTTGTCTATCGCACCACGTTGCATCATTATATAGTCGGGTACAGTTTGCGTATTACCACTATCGTAAGGATCTACGTCAAATGCTCCTTCGCCGCCAACAGTGTATATTAATGGTGAGCCGGCTGGCGCAACAAAATCGGACCACATGAATCCGCCAGTATCTGCATCAGTTTGATCCAAACTACTAAACAAAAATTCTTGTCCGTTTGAAGCATAATAACGGTAGTTGTTTACACCTATCAACCCGCCACTTAAAAATCTTGTATCTGCAGGGTCTGTGGTTGTAGCTATGAGCTCATCTGTTGAGTCAATAATTGTTTGGTCGAACGGTATAAAATCTTCTGTACTAAATGATGTAGCATAGTTCTGATCTTTGTCATGTAAAATAATATTGGAGCCTACGCCCTCGATAACATATCTCGCATTAATGCGTGTTTGGGGTATTACAAAGTCTCCCACAAAAGAAACAACCATGCCGTTTCTAAATACAACGCCTGATGGTGAGGTATAAGTTTTTTTACCAATTATATCCTTATCAACATTGATAAAGTTTTCGCCAGTACCTTCGATTAGTATAGCTGTAGGACCTTGCGGACTCCAAAAATACTCCTGATAGTTGATAAACTTATCGATGTTTATAGGCGGCAGGAAAGAATAGAAAGTAGAATCAAAAATAGGATTTTGATTTGTTGTGTCCACTCCGTAGCTCTTTAAAATATTTACAAAGTCACTCCAGAACACCCTATTAGTGGTTGCGCCAGTTACAGGCTCCAGTGTATTTACAACTGGTTCTAAACTGAACTTATCTCTGGCTGCGTCTGGCTGGGTAATATATGTATCTTTAAATTCGTATAAAGATACATCCTTACGCCCAACATAACCTGATATTGAATCTATTTTCGATTTTGAAAATAATTGCTCAACTGTAGTTTCAAAGAAATTCTTGATTACAGGAGTTTGGTGTACTCCTGGTAATTTAGTATATTTTTTATCGGCCATTAATACGTTCCACCGCTTGAGTTATTTGTTGCACTATTTGGTATAGTGTTATTGGTAACATTTTGTTTAGTAGTTGTGCCTGAGCCTGCTACGCCAACTTCAACCACATAATTTCCGTGGAAGTTTTCTATGCCGTCTGGCATATAAAATGTTTTTCCAAAAAATTCATGTGTATGGTATGTTCCACTACCATAAAATTCAGCTGCCGTTGTAGTTGAATACAGCGGATAATATCCATTAATAGCATATGGACCAACATCAGCACCGGGATTTTCGTAAGTAGAGAATGTTCCTTGTGCTAGAGGACTTTTAAGATTTGACTTCGTTATCTTATCTACAATTTGAATATCATCAACAGCGGCAGTACTAATAAACAGTTCGTCTGGGTCTGCCTTAACTTGGAAAAGATCGCCGAACACACTACCCGCTTTCCTAGGCACAATAACAATACTGCCAATAGCGTTACCTACTTGCTGGTGTATAAAGCTACTTAACTCTGTAAAATAAAATGTGTCGCCGAATTCCCAATTGCTAATATCAAAATATGCATTGATAGAACTGATTACTTTGGATTTAATCTCGTTATCACTTAATGTAGATCCTGCTAATCTAACAACTTTAAATGTTGCTTGCAATTCAGACGCGGCATCGTCGCCGAACAACAGTTTAAATCTTCCGCTTCTAAATATTAACTGATCACTTGCCGCTTTAATATCTTCTAGATTTTGAAATTCTGTTGCAAGTTGTGTCGTTGTAGGTTCAGTTGGCCATGGAGTCCCAGGAACGTTTAGGTAAGTTAAAACTTCATTATAATAAGTTTCTGTTAATACAAACAGTTCCTGTACATTACTGATACTAGGATCTATTCTAACACTGTTGTCTACATTGTGCTGCCATTTGAAATACACATCCTCGAGGTTACTACTAAGAGTATTTTGTGTAAAACTTTTTCCTATTTTTGCAGTATGCGAAGAACTACCATAATGCTTGACCACATTTAAATTTGTACTACTGTAAGACAATTGGAATACTTTTCCAGAAGCTGCCGAGTATACTTTTTTGTTATGCATTCGACCAACTTGATTATCAAACTGTGCGACAACTGTGTCGTCCTTTACAAGGAAATATTCGTAATTATCTACATCGTATACCGTGCCAAAATCTGTCGTTGCGTCACCAGTTGACGTACCTGCAATTTTTGTAAATAGTGAATTAAAGTTAATACTATTTTCTCTTCGTAAATCTAAAATATTATCTTTTACAGGACGAGTAATAGTATAACCATCGAACGTAGGCACGTCTTCAAATAAGACTAGATCATTTGGGCCAACAAACTCATTGAACTGTGTCGGGCGATCTGGGCTATCGTCACCGGTACTGTTATATGGTGTTACTTGTATTTTTCTTGGATCTGTATAACCATCGGCATACCTAAAGTTACCAACTGCACTCCAAATGATTGGAGCATCGAGCTTTTCTTTATTAGTTAAATATGTTATTATAACAGTATCCTTGCTTGCTACTCCGCTGCTGTCAAGGGCAAAATGTCTGTTAGTTCTAAAGTCATTGACATTGATCGTACCTGTTTGTGCGGACACGTTAACATCTGTTAGTGTTATATGTCCGTTAGCAGATCCATTAGCGGCAGCATAAAAAACGTTTCCTTCGTATTTGTATTCAATCTCGCCATTGTTATTCAATATATTGATACCAAACGTGGTATTAGTAAAATTAACATTTAAGTTTTTAGGAATACTGTGTACTACACCAGTATTATTTGCTATGATAACATTTGTATTACTGTTGATATCGCCTGTGTCGAAATCTGTACCTAGAGATATTGTAGCATTTTGCACAAACGTATTTGTACTGCTATCGCCGCCTTTAAAAAGCCCGAAGTTAGAATGCACATCTACTGTTACTTGGTCAAATGTTGTCGCTCTATTCTTCAATGGTAAGTTGTCAAATCCTTGTCCTACATCAATACTATACCATGAGTCGCCTGAACCGTTTTGAGTGGTGTCTCTCCACTCAAATGTTTCGTCGGAAGAATCGCGAGTATTAAGTGTGGATAGTTCTACCGTGTCGTATTTTGCTAAACCGGTAAAACTGTCTACCACTCTGTTTTGATTTATGTTATAAAATCTCACTTTCTCGTAACTTTCGAAAATATATCTAATTCCTCTAATTTCTACTTCGTAAAGATAACTTAATGCGTCTACAGGAACATAGGAGAATTTTAATAACCATGTTTTGTCTCGATTGTTGCCTGACTTGTCCTCTGCTGTACCAGAGTCAAACGGGTCATCTACATTTATGTCGTTATTTGTTATTACATAGAAATAATTACTGCTAGAATTATAGCCTACGCCAAACGTTTCCTTAGCCTTAATGCGATCGCTAATAGCTTGGGCTTCTGCTTCAAAGAATAGTTTTCTCAATGTTGCAATAACTTCTGTGCCTAGCCATCCTGTATCTACTGATTCACTAAGTGTAAAAGGACCAATAATATTCGAACTTTTACTAATGCGTCTACCGTTATCTCTGATGCTAATTATCTTAACCCATTTAAAGTTTGTTGCGTCAGTAGGATCAACGAATTTTATAAGGTTGCCTGCTTGTATAACTTTTAGTGTAGGATTAGTATTATTAACATCTGAAATAGTGCCGCCTTGTGTAATAGTTTCAGTCATGTACCCCGTCTCGCTGGAAGGAGTCTTAGGTAATGTTTGCCACGTTACGTTGAACAATGCTAGATTAAATCTGTTTGGTTCTTTAGCCATCCAGTCAGATCTGAAGGTCGAATAAACAAAATCGTTCAACTCTAGCGTTCTTAGGAAGTTAGGGAAAATCTTTTCTATTTGTTCCTGTGCTGTATTGTTTTTATCTATCACAAAATCTTTACTAATTGTGACGTCTTCCTTGTATAAAAGTCCGTCATCAGCCACTACAGATGTTGTCTGAAAAGTTGATGTAGGATCAGTGATATCTATAAATCGACTGTGTCCTGCATGTGTTTTGTTTGTTACTTTAATTTTAGCAATGTTTATATTCTTTGCTTGTGGTAATACTTGGTAGTCTTGAGCAGACACCATTCTGTCTTGTGCGTAGAATGCTTGTGGGGCACGTTCTTTTATTCCTGCTATTGTTTCCTTTGGCAGGCTGTTATTAACTGACTCAGCTAGTCGCATAGTTACAGATAAAACAAACTGTTCGCCACGCTCATTTATGTACGGTATATTTGTAATTACATTTCCTATATCATCAGGATTTATAATATATCGCTGACTATCACTAACCCTATAGTGAAACCTGTAATTTCCCACAGGTACACTTGCAAAGTTACCGTCTGCAAACTGTAATCTAATTCCGCCTGGACCTAAGTTCTGCACGGCATATAATAAAGAGCTGTCCTTTGCAAGTGTATTAAACTGCAATGTTTGCCCTACTGTATTTGGTATTCGTTCCCATTTGGCATTTGGTAATCCAGTTACCTCACTGAGTTGTTGTAGATATACATCAGTCTCATTTATATTATCAGTTGTTATATCTTGGAAACGATTTTCTACAGGAACATCAAACACAAAATCCTGTGTCTGTAATATCCCTTGTTTAAACATAAAAAAGAAGCCATTATTTTTACTAGATAATCCCAAGCCATCATTCCTGTGGATTATTCCAAATCTGTTTGTGGGATCTGGATGCTTTTCATAAATTTTATCGTTGTCTTCAAAATCTGCGTTGACTAGTTCGAAATCTTTTTGCACTCCGTTTATTTGCGATTTAAACTTATGTGCAATGGGCGAGGACACTGGAGTATTAATTTCATATAAGTCCGTAACAATACTGTTAATACTACCAGTCTTAACAGGCTTACTGAATCTGTTGACATTGCCGAATGCACTGTTCATTATAGTTACAAATTGCTCATATGCTTGAGGGTTGTTAGCATCGTTCCATGTAATTGTTTTGTTACCAAGCGGATTGTTTGCGCCGTCAACTAGCGGCTCTGTTGTACTAATACTTGTGACTTTCAGTAGACCGCTTGCAGCTATATTTCTTTTTGGATTGTACCCTAACTGCCTAGCTAATTTGTAAACACTGTCTTGTCTTTCTGCAGTTTCTAGGAAGTTTTCACGGGTGTTAATATCCATTCTAAATGCAATACTTTGACCTAGATATGCAAGCAATTCTATAATTGCAATAAATTCCGAACTTTCAATATAGTCATTGAAGTTTTCTGGGAAGTTTGTTTTGATATAGGTTACCATTGCTGATCGAATAGTATCAAAATCGTATGCTTGTAAACTTACTTGGCTGTATGCTTTATACGCTACATCCCAATCTTCTGCCGCAAATAAGTTATTCTGTCTGCTATTAACTGCCATCTTAAACCTCTAGCTCTTCTTGGAAATATTCTACGTATAGACTGTCTGGGTCCAAAAACGGTAAAATTGTGAGCTGTACATCTGCTCTGATCGTGTGTTCTAACACGGATAAAAAAACATCGCCTAGCTCTACTCTAGGGTCTTTGGACACAATACGTTTAATTTCGTCTTCTACTTCTGCAACAACAAAATCGTCTAACGGATTCATGATCATGTCGTGAATAGTAGTTCCGTAATTAGGTCTCATTACACGCTCCCCTTTACGGGTCAACAGCTCGTTAACAATGTCTGTTTTAATAAGCTCTGCATCGGTCAGTGTATAGGGTGCTCTGACTTTACCTTTAGTACTAAACCCAGTGTAAATTCTATTTTGTTCCATACTAGTATTTATCCACGAGTGTTAAAACATGTTTTAATATGCATGATAAAACAGCCAAAAAAAGACTTGACTTTGTGCCTGTTTCCATACATAATAGTACAGTGTAGACAAACTTAATTTCTTTCATTCACTAATAAAAGGTTACACGAAATGAAACATGTCTTGCAACGATTTGACAGCATTATTGCAAAAATGCATAGAGTAAATGCTCAAATTGCTGAAGGGAACACAACGAACACTGGCTTCGGCCCGCGGTTCATTAAATTGATGCATCAATCAGGGAGACGTATAGAGTCTATCGGCATCTACGATTATCATACCAAAAAATATGTTCTTTTTGATATGGTTAATATGGTAGGTTCCAAGAACTTGCCTAAAGAATTAAAGCAAATGGACTCCATGCTTAATGTAAATGGATAATGCCTGCAACCTAGTATTCATACACGGTAGCGGACAAAGTTCTATAAGCTGGAATTTTTATAATGTTTTTTTGCCGGAGTATAGATCATTGCACATCGAATATGATGTGCGTGATGATATTTTTCTAGTAAAAAACAGAATACAAGACCAAATACTAAAGTTTGAATCTAATCAACCTATAACTATTATTGCGCACAGTTACGGATGTCTTATCTCTGCGTTATTAGTAGATTCTTTGCCTAATCTTAAATGCTTTATTGCATTAAGTCCCCCATGGGGCGGCAGTCAAACTGCACGGTGGCTTAGCAAAGCATTTAGGTCAAATTCGTTATTCAAAAATACAACACCTAACAGTGCTGTTTTAGAACAAATCAACAAAATAGAAACACATATACCCGTACATAATATAATCACAACGGGCGGGGCTAATCCACTAGCGGGACTAGGCGAGGAATCTGCTAATGATGGCATGGTAACTGTTAAAAGTCAAGAAAAGTGCCCTGGCACATTTCATAATCAACAGCACAAACGATTCGGTTTAAGTCACAGCGAGATTTTATTATCATTTGATGCAGTAGAACATATAGCACACATCCTAGAAGGAAAAAATCATGACAACTAACGTTGTAGAGGGATCGCACACACATTTAGAGAGTATGCGCAAAGAACTTGCTGATTTACTTAAAGCTAATAATGCATTAAGGGATCGAATTATTGCACTTGAAACAGCAGTAAGAGAAGAACAAGAAGCAAAATATCGTGCGTATGTTAGAATTGCAGATTTGACGAAATTAACTAATCAGGTGTAAAAGGAATAATCCTGCAACTGTACTTCTTTTAAAGCCCAGCTACTAGCCTGCATGAGCCATAGATTGTCTGTACCATCAGGTAGAACAAACAACCTTGCTTCAGCTTTTCGACGATAGCTCCATATAGGATCTATTATGCCGAGATTCGACACACTCCATCTTTGAATTTCTGTTGGTACAGCTGACATATTGCCGGATTGTATAGCACCTAAGACACCGGATCTTAACCAGTTACTGTATCCTATTCCATGACCGAAGCTGACTATAGACATGAAATGTTGGTTTGAAAGGCCCGGTGAACGTTTTAAACTTTTAGAGATATACTGTCTTGCATTGTTCAAGTCTGCTTCCAGTAATAATGTTCCTTGTTGCTCAGTCATTGTTCTATCTAACTCGTACATAGTGACTTGACGGCCGAGGTCTTGAACATCGCTTAGTTGCCAGCCGTTGCCTTCGGTGTTACGTGTTGCTCCCATAGCAGTAAGTTCTGAGTATCGGCGGTCTTTCACTAACCTACTTGCCTGGTCAACTGTCACCACACTACCTGTCGCTGTTCTAAACGGTAGCTCTGCAGTTGGCTTTACTACTATTGGCCCTGCATGCGTTTCTCCTGCAACATAACTTCCTGGGTTACCTTGTATCACTACATTTCTGTCTAGCTCTACTGGAGATAAAAAATGGTTTTTTCCAACAACATGGCCGACTAGTTGATTTGCCGGAGTGACATCTTGTTCTTCGCTGTTATCGAACCCTCTGTTACCCCAGTCTCGCATCTTACTCATAGCCTGTACCGGTGAGCCAACTGATGTTTTTACAGGAGTATTTACTATTATGCCTGATTGCATTTGTGCCGTTTGTGCCATTTTGTCGGCCATAGCTTGATTTGCAGGATCGCCTAATTCTGCAGCTGACTTTAATACAGTGGGCTTAATATTAAAACCTTGTGGCGGTTGTACAGGACCAAACAGCGCAGTAGTTCCTGTGGGTAGTGTCTGCCCGGGTGGCTGTAGGTTTGCTCTGCTGCCGTTTGGTAATTGATATGCAACTGGTTGTATCAGCCCCACAGTGTCACCTGGTCTTCCAACTTCTGGTTGTACAGGCGGTTGTGTATCACTTCCTATTGATTGTGGCTCTAAATTAGCTATTGCGGAATCATTATTACTGTCCTGGTCTATAGCCAAAGCATTTCCTTGCTTTTTAGTTTCTATAATATGTCCGTACCAAGGCTCTCTAGTAGTCAATTCAGTACATATAGAGACAAGTTGCGTAAGATCGCCAGGGCGTTGGCCGTCTGTAGGGAATGGGTTGGTTGAGCCTGACACAGCATCTTCGTCATATTCAAATTCAGGTACAGCATTTGGCGGCTCTTGAAACGCAAATGTTTCTAGAAAATCTACAGCATCAGGCATTGTTGCTTGTTCAGCTGACCCACCGTCATTCAAGTGAACCGTGGATCCTAATACATTGTTTCTGCCACCTGCTTGTGAATTTACGGCTCCGCCAGCTTTAAAATTCATTGATGCTGCTGATGTTATAAACGTGCTTTCACTGGAAGTTAAATTCATACTAACTGCGGTAGCCATTCTCATAGGCCCAGTTGCGTATAAATCTATCGGGCCTTCGTCCTGTACATCAACATTATAGCCGCCACCACCAGTTTTGTTGTTAATTATGCCACTAGACTGAATATTAATTTGTCCGTTTGTATCACCAGCAAGTGCCAGGTTACCAGCGTTAACATTGACAGCAACCTGCGCATCAATGTTAACGTTACTGTCTGACTTCAAATTAATATCGCCCCGGGCTCTTACTGTATATGTTTTGTCGGAATACAGATTTATGTCACCGGCCGCATTAATTTCTGCCCATGCTGTCCCTCGGTGATTTATAACATACAATAATTCGTGCGTGTCATCCATTAAGATTTGAGCGCCGCCGCCTGTGCGTAATCTAATATGTCTTTGGTCCAAGTTATCATCCATCACAAAACTATGACCGCCCATTCTATTAGTGCCGTCTACTTTTGCTGTCCCTGGAGATAATTTATCCGGACCAGGAGTTAATATACCAAAAACTTCGCTGGGAGATTCTCTACGTGCGCTGGATGTTGTTAGTCCTCTAATAGGATCTAAAATTAGTCCTTGGTTAAGTACAGGTAACGTTGTATTAGGGTGCAAAGGTCGTGTAGTGGTATAGCCATGGTTGGGATTATTTACCCGACGATTTATTTCCGCCGCTGGAGCTGGTATAGTCGCTCCGGGAACAGACGTGGCCGCATTGCCCGGGACCATAAATTGTAATTGGTCAGGAAATAAACAAGACACGATAATAGGAAATTTCTTTTTACCGTCTGCAAAAGCTACTAAAACAAAATTGCCTGGATCTGGTGGAACCATCCACATGCCGTAGCTCTTTTGTGTGTGGGAGAACTGATCTGTATTTTCTCCAATCTTTGCACTAGGCGTACTTCCTGCAAATGGACTCGTCCAGTATGCGTAGTAATAACCCGACGGATCGTCCCTATCTTTGCCGAGCATAGGAATATACACAGGAATCCTGCCGCTGTGTGTCGAGTCTTTCGGGCGTACAATGACTTCACCAATATAGATACCGAAGTCTAGATCTGCAGAACCTCGAAGTTTGTCCCGGGTATTTGTTTTTGAAAGCCTAGAACTGTTAGGTGTATATGACATTTAAGGTGTTGTCCCAGTTGGTGGTGTATATTTTGATAAACTCAGCGATGTTAATTTGGGAGACTTGTCCATGTCAACACTGAACATGCCTCCGGAAAAAGATACTGTGTAAGATATTATGGAATATATGCCGCTTATAAAATAGCTTGTTCCGACTCTTGCCATATATCCTGTGTTAAAATCTTCGTCTTCTACGTCCGGGTCAATAACACGCGGAGTTTGCATAGTAAACAAATAATAGTTATCTGACTTCTCTCTCACAATATACTCAGACGTGGACTCGTCTTCCATGTCTGCGGCTGGCAAATCGTTATTGTCCTTTTCTCCTGCCTTATAAGGCTTACCCAAATACCAAGGATCTCCCCGAATACCTAAATTTAAATCTATGAGGATGTCTGCATGGTTTGCATTATTATACATGTATCCAAATAAAGTAGCTTTATACGAGCCGTCTTCAGTACTTGCTCCTTGGTTTACTACATGTGTACCGTATTCTATGCTAGGTCTAGGATTTGTATCTGCTGGGTCTGTTGTTGCAGCCGTGGCTAACGCCTTCCATGCTGCTCTATTGTTTCCTGCTTGTACTACTTCGCCAATAACTGTGTCGGAACCTCCTAGGGTGTCGAGCAAATCTGCAGCATATGTAAATCCGCTTGGTTCAGGTTTATATGGAATTGCTCCGGGTGCCGTAGTTGATGATGTAGTCGAATTATCTGCAGGTGCTGTGTTATAAAATCCTAACGGGTCTTGGCCTCTGTTGTTAAGGTATACTACTTGTGCTGCAACTTGCTGTCGTCTGCTTTCGTCTGCTGCAACACTAGCAATCCATGCATTGTCTTTGCCCAAACGTTGTGCTAGTGGTCTTAAAGACGCACCGCCATTTTGTTCAATGTCGTTGGCTATTGCGTTAACCTGTTTTTTGTCTAATGCTGAACTTATTTCTGCGTTTTGTGTTGTCCCTGACGAATCATGGTTACTTTTAATATCGGGTGTTATAGGGTTAGCGTTAGTACTGACACTACCCATACTTCCGCCGGACGGGGCCATTAATAATTGTGCATTTTTGTATTTAATGTCTACTTTTAATATCTGATCATTCAGTCCTGTAAACAAATAATGGTATGCTTTTTTAACACCAATTTCTTTAATACGAGTTTGCACGGCTGTTTCGTCTAAGTCAAACTCCTTTTGGCTAACGGCATTCTTTTCATCTGCTGTTTTGTATATAACAGGTTTCCATGTAACTGTTTTGGAATATTTGTTTCTTCGGGAATCGTATTCACCATATTCCACAGAGCTTTCCAAGCTGTACCACATAGTGAATGTCTCATTTAGATTCAGTCCAGACTCGTCGATTTGCGGATCTTCGAATACTTTCTTCCGAGATGCTTTATCTAAGAAACTATTACTCATTGCAAATATTGTTGTGAATATCTGCTGCATGGTTGTTTTTTCAGTAAAGTTAACAGTAGTAATTCCTGAAAACGATTTGTCAGCTGTGATGCCTCCGTCCAAACTCGTAGGATCGTCTTCTAATAATTTTTCAAATTCTTCTCTAGTAGTTACACCCGCCTGCTCTGCGTTAAGTAACCTATTAATTTGTTCAGCATTTTCTTTTGCTTGGTACGCTAACGACATGTCGCCTAACTTTGTTTCTACATCTGTCATGTCAAATTTAATTACATCATGATTTTCTTCTTCGTGTAGATTGTCATCTCTGTATTGCGCAAGTTTAGATTCTAGATCCGTTACATACTCTAATATTGTTTTCCCTCTTAAAGACATATCTTTAGGGATTTTAAAATATTCGTCTGTATGGGAATTTGTTGATCCAACACTACAACCGAAATCATAACGGCTGCCGACATCATCTATAGCTATTTCGACAGTGTTTACTTGCAATTGGTAAACAAACGGCCCAGCGGCTGTGACTGGTACGCCCTTAGTGTCCGGATCATCTATACTTGATTCGTAGCCTTGAAAAACAATTTCTAAAAATAAGGGGACATCTGCGTATAAATTATGTCCTGTTGTAACACGAGCAGACATTATCTGATCTAACAAATCTGCTGCGCTTGGTTGTATCAACGTAAAATCTGCTCTAACACTTGTGCCTAGACCTCGTTGATTCATAACAAAATTCATAGAAAGGTCATCTATCTGAACACCCGTAACACTAGTTTGGGCTATCACAACTGTCTCATTTGGCGGGGCTTTCTTTTCACCATTTTTCCAGTACTGGAAAGGTATCATATAAAGTTTAAGATTGTAGCTTACGTTGTCGAATTCATCTAATATATTAGGAGCAACGTTGCCACCAAGTATAGGATCGAAGTAGTTGCTGTCGTTTGCTGTTGTCATGTGTTACCTGATCACTGTGTTAATTGTTTGTTGTGTGGGTAAAAATATTGTTTTACCTGCTGTAAAATCCTCTAACGGGTCTATAAGTAAATCTGGGTTTCTCAAAGCAAATACCCACCACAGTTGTACACTGCCATAAAGTTTAGATGCTAGTAAATCCGGTCTGTTTTCATATCTTGCTTCTATTTCGTAAACAGTATCTCCCATACTCTTAGGTATCTTGGGCAGATTATTTACGTCTAGATACAACCCACGCAGTTTTGCATTCTTTAAAAAGCTCTGATCGGAGTGTATATTAGCCACTGTTAAATAAATCCTCTATTGTAGTCCTTTCCGCTTGTAAATGCGTCTAGGTCAAAGCGTTTCCTTAGCTTCTTATATGTATATTGAGGGGCCATGTCTATCATAATTTCTGTTTCAGTTGGCATGTATGTAGTAGTCTTTTTGGCGCCTGAGCCGACTTCGACTGGCACATAATCCACGCTGTCTGGTAAATTAAAACTATAGCTTCTTATAATTACAGGAACTTTATTAAATCCAAACTGTCCCAAATATTCAAATAACATTACTGGAGGTGGTGTGCCGTAGTTACCAGCTTCAACTGCACTGTCGCCATAGTATGACTTAGTTACACTACGCAGGAAGTGGAATACTGCTAACAAATATTGCGCTTCTTCTTGCGTATTAGCAGTCCATTTTCCCTGTACAGGAATAACAGCTGGTTTAGAATTTAAGTAAGTGTAAAACGGATAATTAGACCCGTGTTGAGCAGCTTCGTTATAGTCTACTGAACTCTGTAAGAACAAGTTAGGTGTATAAGGAAACACTATACCGCCCCTATCTTTTAACGGCTGTAGTATACTTCCGTTACCAGACGACATACCGTAAGCAAAGTCTTCGCCGCCTCTCTTCGGGCGTATCCGAGCTCGCCAGTCCACCTTGGGTGCTGGCACTGTATCTTGCAAATCTATAAATTTTCCGCCTGCTGTAGTCATAATTACTCTCCTAAAAGTATTTATCTGAATAAATAAAAACATACTTTAATTCTCAAGTATGCAAAAAATTTATTGACTATTCATGTAAATTTGTGTATACTAGTGTGCGATATAAACGAATCATAGTTTTGAGGAGAACAAATGAGCCAACCAAGAAGAGTAAATTATCTTAATAACAAAGATATTCTTAAAGAAATCCATAAAAGTAAACTTACATACTGCTATGTGCAGGATGAAATGTTTGCAAATCAAGACATCATTGTCAATAGTCTCGAAGAAATCGACGCTGACACTATTGCAACTGCTAAGAAAAATAAAGCAAGCAAATTAGCAACAGAACGCTATCAAGCAGCTATTGCCGCAGGTGGCTGGGAAAAAAATAAGAAGCCTAAGCAAAAAGATTTTGCTATAAATCCGGATGATTTCCCAACAAGTGAAATTGTTTTTCGGGTAATGACATTTGATCACATACCGGATGCACCGGGGCGTAAAAAAACAACTAAAACCGTTGCTGACACAAAAGCAAAAGTGAACTTTCCACCATGGAAACACTATGTTTTAAATGACTCAGGTATTAATCCTAATGAAGTTGCTCGATCTCACTGGAAAGGTAGTTTAAGCAACGGAATGTTTAGTGTTGACCATGGAAAAATTACTAACGAATTAGGAAGAATGTTCATGAAACTTGTTGAACGTTATAGTCAGCGTGGTAACTGGCGAGGCTATACGTATGTAGACGAGATGAGAGGGCAAGCATTAGTGCAATTATCTCAAATTGGTTTGCAGTTTAATGAAGCTAAATCCGACAACCCGTTTGCATATTACACTGCAACTGTGAACAACAGTTTCACAAGGGTACTAAACTTAGAAAAGCGTAATCAAACAATTCGAGATGACATCTTAATTGAACAAGGACACCTGCCCAGCTATAGCAGACAGTTAGCACACGAAGAGTCTGTTAAAAATTTACGGACGGTTGCTGAAGCTGCACTAGAATCTCCTACTGAGGAATAAACAAATGGCTAATCTTTTTGAGAAGGCTGCGTGTTTCACAGATATTCACTACGGCTTAAAACAAAATAGCAAACAGCATTTGATCGATTGTGAGAACTATATTACTTGGTTTCTAGCTGAGGCAAAAGCCCGTGATTGTGAAACATGCTTTTTTCTAGGAGACTGGCATCACCATAGAGCAAGCATCAATATTGCAACTATGAATGCAACTATCAAGGACTTAAAGCGTCTCAACGATGCGTTTAAGAAAGTATATTTCATAACAGGTAATCATGATCTTTATTATAGAGAAAAGCGTGATCTGAATAGTATCGAATTTGCAAGAGACTTGTCAAATTTTGTTATGGTGGATGAATGGTTTGTTAAAGACGGTGTAGCAATAATTCCATGGTTAGTGGGAGACGAGCATAAGAAATTAAACAAACTAGATTGCAAATACATGTTTGGTCACTTCGAATTACCTTACTTTAAGATGAATGCAATGGTGGAAATGCCAGATCATGGTGGAGTAAAGGCATCTGATCTAGGTAATCCCGACTATGTTTTTAGTGGACATTTTCATAAACGCCAATACAAAGGTAATATACATTACATAGGAAATGCATTCCCACACAATTATTCAGATGTAGCGGACACTGACCGAGGTGCTATGTTTTTGGAGTGGGGAGGTGAGCCACAATATGTAAATTGGGATCAGTGTCCTAAGTATATTATGCTAGGTCTTCGAGAATTATTAGAAGATCCTGAACGCTGGCTGGAAGAACAGACACATGCAAGAATAAAAATTGATGTGAATATTAGTTATGAAGAAGCTAACTTTATTAGGGAAACTTTCCATGAGAAATATAAAGTTAGGGACTTACAACTACTGCCTGTTAAGGAAGAAGAGGAAGCGTTCGAGGGGTCTGAAATAACATTCGAAAGTGTTGACCAGATTGTTATTAGTCAACTAGAAACTATAGAGAGTAACACAATTAACAATAAAAAATTAATAGAACTGTATAGGGAAATTGACGTTTAATATGTTAAAGATTAAAAATGTAAGTGCAAAAAACTTTATGAGTGTGGGGAATAATCTCCAAGCTGTGAACTTCGATGCTAATCAATTAACATTGGTACTAGGCAATAATTTAGACTTAGGCGGTGATGGCAGTAGAAACGGTACTGGCAAAACTACTATTATTAATGCCCTCAGTTACGCAATGTACGGAGAAGCCCTAACAAATATTCGACGTGACAACCTTATCAACAAGACTAATGGTAAAGGCATGATCACTACTGTAGATTTTGAGATTAATGGCACCGATTATCGCATTGAGCGGGGTCGTCGGCCAAACGTTTTAAAATTCTTTGTGGATGGTATTGAAAGCAAGGACGACGAGCAGCAAGGCGATAGCAGAGAGACACAGCGAGATATAGAAAAAGTCATCGGCTTTCCGCATAATATGTTTAAACACTTAATTGCTTTAAACACGTACACTGATCCATTTCTGTCCATGAAAACTAATGATCAAAAAGAAATGATTGAGCAGTTGTTAGGTATTACTGAGATTAGTCTCAAAGCTGAAGTTTTGAAAGAGCGACTAAAAGAAACTAAAGATCAGATGAAAGAAGAAGAAATGCGCATAAAGGCAGTATCAGATTCTAATAGTCGAATTGAAAAAAATGTAAAAGAGATAGAAACCAGAAGTGCTGCATGGGGAAAGAGCTTTACAGATAAACTCACACAAATGTCCACAGCATTGACAACATTGTCTGCATTAGATGTAGATGATGAAATTGAACGACACAAGTGCATGTCTGATGCAAAAGATTTGCAAATGCAATGGGATACTCTAAACAAAGAGTCTAAAACATTAACCAATAGTTGTAATCGTAGTGAAACAAGAATCTCAGATTTAAAAAGCAATATAGAAGATGCTGAAGCAGGTGTGTGCCCTGCGTGTGGACAAGACACCGCACATTTAAGTACGCATGCTGAGTATAAAACTGAATTACAAGAAAAGTTGGATTCTGAAATATCGCATCACACAGAACAATATAACAAATTAAAAGAAGTTGCTATTGCACTTAACACCATAACAGTGCCGGAGTGCGATAAGACATTTTATCCAACTATCGAAGAAGCATACGAGCACAAACATAACTTAGAATCTTTGACGACACAGCTCGAAGAAAAACGTCTAGAAAAAAATCCGTATGTAGAACAAATAGAAGTTCTGAGAGAAACTGGATTTGAAGAAGTTGACTACGAAACAATGAATTCGCTAGATTCGTTAAGAGAGCACCAAGAGTTTTTGCACAAGTTATTAACTAGCAAGGACAGTTTTATTCGTAAAAAGATCATTGATCAAAACTTGCAGTATCTCAACTATAGATTAAGTTACTACTTAGATAAGTTAGGCTTGCCCCACGAAGTTAAATTTAATAACGATCTGTCTGTTGATATAACAGAGTACGGTAGAGATTTAGACTTTGACAATTTGAGTAGGGGTGAGAGAAACCGTTTAATACTAGGCATGAGTTGGGCATTCAGAGATATTTACGAAAGTTTAAATCAGCCCATGAACTTGATGTGTATCGACGAGCTTGTAGATAGTGGTATGGACACGACTGGTGTAGAAAACGCACTTGCTGTTCTGAAGAAGATGGGTAGAGAGTCAAACAAAAACGTTTTCTTAATTAGCCACAAAGAAGAATTACAAGGTCGAGTTAACAATGTCCTGTATGTTATTAAAGAAGGCGGATTTACCAGCTACAGTAACGATATTGAAATAGTAGGAACATGATACTAGACTTACACCTTGGAGAAAATGCCGACTTAACGCTGACTTACAAATTATACGATAATTCAGTAAGTCGGCTTTTTTACGAACGTATGTCGACACAAGAAAATCGAGTAGTGAGTAGGACACAGTTTTATAATTTTGACGAGACTAAAGAATCTGTTGAAGAAGAATTATTACGTATCAGTCAGCAATTACAACAATTGGGACTTATTGCAGATACTGGTCAGGAAAATTTAAACATGTTGCACGAAAATTTTCCAAGGTTGCACGACGAGCATACCGGAGAAGTCCGGGAACTGTTAAGAATGTTTAACTACAATATTCATCACTTAGAAGATATTAGCCGCGGCTATAACGGTAAACGATTTTTATTTGCATGCGAGGATGAGGGTGTTGATCTACCGGAAGAAGCATACACTATGTTTACCCCTCAAAAAAAGTTCGGCACTTTATACATGAACTATCCGCATGTTGGCAAACACTTTTTAGAATTATTCGGTGACAGAGACATCGATATTCCAGCAGAACAAATACAACTAACAAACAAAATGTGCAACACTGTTTACTGTTGGCTTGGCGATGACAAGTTCACTAACCAGCATGATCTCGATAACTTGATGATCAGCATGTTTATGTTTTACAGAGATATACAACACAAGATACCGTTTGAATGGCGTGACCCTAGACTTGCAATAGGTTACTTGCCACTAGGCGAACTGCTCGACCACGATGTGGACATAAGTACCATTACAGAAAACAAATATATACACAGTTGGTCTTGTCGATGAGTGAGTGGACATATAACGGTAAAACAGTAGATACACTTCCGGAAGATTGTGAAGCATTCGTATACTTAATCACAAATAATGTCAACGATATGAAATATGTTGGCAAGAAACTAGCAAAGTTCAAAACAACCAAGCCTCCCTTAAAAGGAAAGAAGAACAAACGCCGTGGCACTAAAGAAAGTGACTGGCGTACTTACTGGGGCAGTTCAGATCATCTGCAGGAAGATGTACTAAAGTTGGGCGAAGAAAACTTTACTCGCGAAATTTTGTACTACTGCCCTAGTAGAGGAGTTGCTAGTTATCTAGAAGCAAAGGAACAATTTGACCGCAAAGTCCTCTTGACAGACGAGTATTATAACGGTATAATTAACGTCAGAGTAGGCGGTTCAAAAATACTAAAAGAATCATTAGACAACACATAATTATTAACACATGGCACACATGGCACACATGGCACTACACAGGTCCATACACCACCCCACCGAGGACAAAATCGGTTTCCTTGAGGCGCCTTAAATAGGCATCAGATCTGGAATGTATGGCGGTAAATGAGATACAGACACACGACAACAGTATTAGATGATACAGGCTCTGAGAAAAAGCAACCTGTGAAATTGTATAACTGAACTCTGCAAAGTTATATAGTTTTCCGTGAGTGCGAAAGCAGTGACGGTAGCGTAGGGGAGACAAGGCTCACCACTTCCCATTAATACGCCCGAGCTAGAGATGGCGAAGCTCATCATGATGACCAGCATGATAGAACCCTTCATATTTTTTCACCCGTGCAAGCGGGTGAATTATGGCTCCACTTTCATGATAACTTCTTTAGTTCTTATAAGAACTAAAAAAACATATCTTACAATTGAATGCATGAGTGCAACGATTGCATGAAAGCAGTAAGGTAAGACACGAAGTGTCTAGAACTTGTGTGTAATACTGTTCGAATTACAACTTAAATAGTA